AGCAACCGTTACTAGGCGTGTCGGCGGGGATCACACCAGACAGGACCGGGCAGCTATATGAACGGTTAGGGTATACTGAGAAATACACCGTTTACAAAAAGCCCAATAATCATTTATGATGTCAAGCTATGAAATGCCTGTTGATCTTTGGTGCGGAAAATGCACATCCATTAGCGTGGCTTCTCAATCGTAAGCGGCGTCATGTCTGGTGTGCGTTGCAGGATGTAGATCGCGGAGCGTGGATTAGTTACAACTGGCATCAAGGTGTGCCGGTTATTCAAGCGGAAGCGGCGGCTGATTACGATCTGGCAACGCATTACCGGGCGCAAGGTTTTGCAGTTGTTGAAGTTGAACGGGGAACGCAACCGCGTTTGTTTCCGTTGGTTATGAATAATTGCGTCGGTCATGTTAAGGTTGTTTGCGCCTTGCACACATTTGCGGTGACTCCGCACCAGTTATATCGGTCGATGACCAAAAGGAAGCGTCCAATGAAATTTAAACAGCTATTCACGGTTCCCGGTTTTGGAGGTTCTCCAGCCCCGGCCCCGCCTCCGCCTCCGCCGCCTCCCCCTGAGAAATCAGCCGAAGAAGTTCGTGCGTCTGAGCAGGATGCTCGTCGTCGCGCTGCTGGCGCACAGGGACGTGCTTCAACAATTCTAACTGGTTCAGACGCAGGTAACACGGAGACAGGCGGCAAGAAAATGCTGCTTGGTGAATAATGGTTGATACCGTTCGCACAACGGCATCGCTGCTTTCGTCTCTGTTTCAAGACGGGCAAGCGGCTAACGAAATTACCGCAAACGATATGCGGGATTTGATTGTTTCGTTGCGTCCCAGCTTTGGCGAATGCTCGATGCAGGGCAACGCAACGGCCACAACTATTGCTGTCTCTGGCACTTATTACAAAATTGCTGGAACGACGGCTCTTTCGGGAAATGAGTTGTTGTTTGACAATAACAGCACTAACACCGGGCGGCTGCGTTACATTGGTGCGCCTAATAGGATCGTACTGTTCAGTGCGTCCTGTTCGTTGTCGGCGGCGTCTAACAATAAGGTTTTGTCGCTTAAAGGCTGGCATTACGACGACAGCGCATCATCTGGTTCATTTGTGGACGCCAGCCTTGTAAGCAATAAAGTAATTACATCTGACAAACCGTACGCAGTTGTGGTGCAAGGTAGCGCACTGATGAGTGTAAATGATTACATTGAAATTCATGTTACTAATGAAACATCAACCGCCGATGTAACGGTCGAAGATTTTAATTTTCAAGCATTTGCATTTCCAACCGTTTAAGGGGTCGGCATGATTAGCTCAGAACAAGTCATCCATCTTGTTAAACGTAAGAACAAGCTAAAAGCACAACGCGGAACGTGGGAATCACACTGGCAGGATTTGACAAATTTTGTTCTGCCTAACGAATCTGATTTTAATCTGAACCGTTCTAAAGGCGATAAGCGAACCACGCTTGTTTATGATAGTACCGGCATACACGCCAACGAAATGCTTGCTGCTGGTCTGCATGGAATGCTGACCAACCCGGCATCTAACTGGTTCAGCCTTCGCGTCAAAGACAGCATGGACAATTTTGCAGATAATGCTGAAGCGAAGCAGTGGCTTGAAGAAACCACAAATGTAATTCTTGCAGAACTTTCCGCGCCAGACGTAGCCTTCCCGTCCCACATCCATGAATATTATTTGTCGCTTTGTTCTGTTGGCACGGCTTGTATGTTTGTTGGTGAGCCGACAACCCGCGAGGGCATCAGCTTCAGGTCAATCCATATCGATGAGATATTTATCGCTGAAAACGCAGATGGAATTGTTGATACCGTTTTCCGCATTTTTAAGATGACTGTGCGCCAGATCGTGCAGAAGTGGGGAGAAAAGTCTTTGTCTCCGCGCATCCAAAGAATGTATGAAAAGAAAGAGTTTGATAAAGAGGTTGAACTGTTTCATTGCGTTTACCCGCGTGACGATGTTGATAAGGGCAAAAAAGCGGCGACTATGCTGCCGGTCGCGTCGGTTTACATCGATGAAAAAGAAAAGCACGTTTTGGCTGAAGGCGGCTTTGACGAAATGCCTTATATGGTTGGCCGCTGGTCAAAGACTGTCGGTGAAGTGTTTGGCCGGTCCCCGGCTATGACGGCGCTGCCTGATATCAAGATGCTTCAGGAAATTATGAAGACGACTATCAAAGCGGCGCAAAAAGTTGTTGATCCGCCGCTGCTGGTGCCGGATGACGGTGTATTGGGTCCGGTTCGCACCATCCCCGGTGGCTTGAATTATTATCGTGCATCTTCTGGTGCGCGGATTGAGCCTTTGCTTACTGGTGGCAACATTGGCCTCAGTTACGAAATGATGAACGATCTGCGTGAACGCATCCGCACAACGTTCTTTCTTGACCAGTTGCAGTTCCAAGGCGCACCTCGTATGACGGCGACAGAAGTTGTCGAGCGCACAGAACGCACGTTGCGGCTGCTAGGGCCAACTCTGGGACGCCTTCAGTCGGAGTTCCTTGGGCCTATGATAGAACGCATCTATGGCGTTCTGTCACGCGCTGGTCGTTTGCCGGAGCCGCCTGAGTCCATATCTGAACTAGAACTAAAGATTGAATATGTGTCGCCTCTTGCGAGAGCGCAGCGTCAGACTGAGACGCAAGGCATTATGCGGACGCTTGAGTTTGTCGGGCCGATTGCTGGTATGGACCCGCAAGCTGCCCAGATTATTAAAGGCGCTGATACTGTTCGCCACATTGCGGAACTTAACGGCGTTCCGCCAATGCTGCTAAAGTCTGACGATGATTTAATGGCAGAGATGCAAGCACAGCAGCAAGCGCAAGCGGCGCAGCAGCAGATGATGCAAGGCGCTGAAGTTATGGACATGATGCAAAAGGGCGCTGATGTTGCCAAGACAGCAGGGGAGGCTGGGTTAAACCTTGTCCAAGGTTAGCAAAGACGATTTTCGGTTTGTCTTCGGATCAGAAGAAGGCAAGCGAGTTCTTTCCCACATTTGCCGTGAGTGCGGTGTTTTGCGGCCTTCGTTTGTTCCGGGCGAAGCGTTGGAAAATGCTGCTTTTAACGAGGGCATGAGAAATGTCGCGTTGATGGTTCTCACGATGCTAGACGAAACACCGGAACGATTTTTAGAACTTTCACAGGAGATTGAAGCCAATGCCTAACGATACCGCACCTGCCGATATGGTGGATAATGCAGAAGCAGTTAGTGAAACGGCCCCTCAGACAGAAACAAGCAACGACGATTGGCGTTCGTCGTTGTCAGAAGACCTTCGGGAAAATCCAAGTTTTTCTAAATTCAAAGATGTGGATAGCCTAGCGGCATCCTATGTCAATCTGCAATCGCACCTTGGGCGGGATAAGATTGCAAAGCCAGTTACGGATAGCGATTGGGATGACGTTTACGAGTTCCTTGGTCGCCCTGAAAGCCCTGAAAAATACGAAATTGAACTGCCGGAAGACTTGCCAGAAGAAATCGCTGGTCAGTTTAACGATGAAACGCTTTCGTCGTTTAAGCAGGAAGCGCACAAGCTGGGCCTTAATGCAGAGCAAGTTAAAAGCCTTGTAGCATGGCAAGCTGGCAACATGGGCAATCAACATGAAGCCTATAAAGGTATGATTGATCAGTCTATGGAGCAAGGCGAAACTTCTTTGCGTCAGGAGTGGGGTCGTGCATACGATCAAAACTTAGGGTTTGCCCGCAAAGCATTTGCTGAATATGGCGGCGACGAACTGGCAGCGAAGATGGAAGCCAGTGGCATGGGCAATGACCCTGATGTTCTTCGGGCATTTGCTAATATCGCCAAGACAACAATGGCTGACAAGGATTTGGCTGGACCGTCCAGCGGAACGCAGATGGCGTTGACGCCAGAGGAAGCTAGGGCTGAAGCATCGACAATTATGTCTCACCCGGCTTATACAGATAAGCGGCACCCAGAACACAATTCTATGGTCAAGAAGGTTCAGGCATTGTTTAATCAAGCGTACACTGATTAATTATGGAAGAATATGTAATTAAACTGGAATGTCTGCGGCTTGCCCAGACGGGAAGCCCTGATGTAACAATAAAAGCTGCTCAGATATATTATGATTGGATAACTAAATCCGACAAGCCAAAGAGAGGGCGTCCGCCTAAGACAGACTAAAGAAAACCCCGTGTAAAGCGGGGTTTTTTTTGCTATTTGCATATTCATAAAAATAAGATACAATCAAGTCGCCTTTCTATAGGTGGACAATTCCTTGCGGAACCCGCACAAGCACGAAGGCAGCTTGGGCCGTCCCAGACGATAACCCTGAAAACTACTGTTTTAACCCTTTAGGAGAAATCCGTATGTCTATCCAAGTGACAACGGCTTTCGTCGAACAGTACAGCGCCAACGTCCAGCACCTTGTCCAGCAGGACGGGTCTAAGTTGCGCGGTTCAGTTCGCGAAGAAGCCGTTACCGGCAAAAATGCCTTTTTCGAGCAGATTGGTGCCACGTCCGCACAGCGTCGGACGAGCCGCCACAGTGACACCCCCAGAGTTGACACCCCTCACGCACGTCGTCGCGTTAGCCTTGAAGATTTTGATTGGGCTGACCTCATTGACAACGAGGACAAAGTGAGAATGTTGATCGATCCGACCTCTGATTATGCCCGCGCAGCGGCCATGAGCATGGGTCGTGCGATGGACGAAGTTCTGATTGATGCGGCCCTTGGAAATGCCTTTACCGGCGTTTCTGGCGGAACTAGCGTTGCAGGTCAGACGGCTATTGCTGCTGGTGCTACCGGACTTACGCTTGCCAAGCTGCTGTCGGCAAAAGAGACAATGGACGGTGACGATGTTCCTGAAAATGGTCGCGTCATTGTTTGTACGTCTGAGCAGATCAGCGATCTCTTGAACACGACTGAAATCAAAAGTTCAGATTTCAATACTGTCAAGGCACTTGCTCGCGGTGAGATCGATTCGTTTCTCGGATTTGAATTTATATCCGTGAACGGCAAGCGTATTGACGGCACCAAGCTGGTTCCTGTTGATGGTTCTAGTGATCGCCGCTGTTTTGCATTCCAGAATGAAGGTTTGCTTCTTGGCGTCGGTGCTGACATGACAACGAAGATTTCGGAACGTGCGGACAAAAACTATGCAACGCAGGTCTTTTGCTCAATGAGCATCGGCGGCACTCGCATGGAAGAAGCCCGTGTTCTTGAAATCCTTTGCGCCGAATAAGGAGGGCATAGAAAATGACTGTACTTTATAGCGCAGAAATGGCCGGACTCGCCGCAGTTCCGGTTAGCCTCCCGTCTGGTGGCATTGTCGATGGTAACGTCCGCGTAAAGCGGGCCACTATCACGCTTGCCACTCAGACGACTTCGGACACCATCGTTATTGCGAAAGCAACCGAAGGTGAGTCGTTCCTGTACGGCGTCGTCAACACCGACACGTCGCTGGGTTCAGCGCAGATTGCCATTGGCGTATCTGGCACAGTTGCTAAATACAAAGCAGCCGCCGTTCAGACCGCTACCAATGCTCCGGCAATCTTCGGTGTAAACGCTGGAACTGCTACGGTGACTGCAAGCGAAGAAATCTTCATCACGATTTCGGCTGCAAATCTGCCAGCTTCAGGCAATCTCGTTGTGGATATGTACTTCTCCGCAACGTAATAAGGTTGGGGAGGCTTCGGCCTCCCCACACTTTACTCAGGTGATAGCATGGCGACTTCTGTTGTTCAGATTGTAAACAATGCCTTGGTCAAGATTGGTGCAAACGCCATTCTAACATTGACCGAAGACAGTGAAGCGGCTCGTGCCGCTAATCTTATTTATGAACAGGTCCGTGACTCTTGTCTTCGCGACCATGTTTGGAACTTCGCTGTCAACCGTGTCGAATTGGCTCAGAACAGTACAGCGCCAGCTTTTGAATTTGCTTACCAGTACAATCTTCCGTCTGACTGCCTTCGGGTGTTGCAGATGGAAAATATGGATATGTTTTACCAGATCGAAGGCGGCAAACTGCTGACCAACGAAGGCACTGCCAAAATTTTATATCTGGCTCGCGTTGAAGATGTAAACCTTTTTGATTCTATGTTTGTTGAGGCTCTGTCTGCCCGGATTGCTGCTGAGTTGGCTGTTACGTTGGCAGAAAGCAATACGCTTTATTCAAACATGATGGAGATGTACCAGCGAAAACTTGCTGATGCTCGGTCGATGGACGCACAAGAAAGCGGATATAGAGAAATTATTGCTGATACTTGGTTAGACAGTCGTCTTAATTACGCTGGCGGGCAAACCGTGAGCGTAAACGGCACATATTAAATGCCGCGTTCAGCGCCAATATTCACTAATTTTACGGCGGGCGAACTTTCGCCGCGCCTTGAAGGCCGCGTTGACCTTCAGAAATATCCCAACGGCTGTCAAACGCTTGAGAATATGATTGTGCAAAAGCACGGTCCAGCATCTCGCCGGGGCGGTTTCTATTTTTCCGCCGAAGTTAAGGATAGTAGCAAGAAGACCCGGATATTGCCATTTGAGTTCAGCGCCACTCAGGCATATATTCTTGAGTTTGGCGATCAATACGTTCGGTTTTATAGAAATTACGGTCAGATTTCGTCTGGTCCGTTTTCTGAAGTGTTTGACACGCCTTTTTCTAAAGGCAGCGCATACGAAGTATCAACTCCATATCTTGAAGATGAATTGTTTGAGTTAGTTATTACTCAGTCTGCTGACGTTCTGTATATAGCGCACCAGAACCATGAACCACGAACATTATCTAGGTTGGCCGATACAAACTGGAATTTAGATATCATCCAGTTTTTAGATGGCCCATATGAGCCTGTGAACGCCACAGAGACGACGTTGGGCCTTTCGGCTACTTCAGGCACCGGAGTAACAGTAACCGCTTCAGCGGTGACCGGAATTAACGACAATGCCGGTTTTCTTTCTACAGATGTAGGTCGCTTAATTCGTTTTGAAGATACCAATAACGATTGGACATATCTGGAAATTACAGCCGTTGTAAGCACAACAATCGTCACGGCTGATTTTATAGGTCCAAACGCATCCGCAACCACTGCCGTGACCGGGTGGCGGCTAGGCGCGTTTTCTGAAACAACCGGCTATCCGTCTGTTGTAACGTTTTTTGAACAGCGTCTGGTCTATGCGGCCACAACAAGCCGACCGCAATCTATGTTCTTTTCTGTGTCTGCTGATTATTACAACCACGCTCCCACAGACAATGATGGGAACGTTTTGGACGATAGCGGGTTTGTCTATACTATTGCGACCGATCAGGTGAATACAATCCGCTGGATGAGGGCCGGTAAGGTGTTGTCCGTAGGCACTGCTGGCGGCGAGTTCATTGTTTCGCAAGGCGATCAAAACAGCCCGCTATCGCCCACAAATACCCGCGTTGTTCGTCAGACTACGTTTGGCAGCGCCGCAGTAACGCCTCCGCAAGTGGGCAACTCCGTTCTGTTCCTGCAACGTGCTAACCGTAAGGTTCGTGAATACGTTTACCAGTTTGAAAGTGACGCATACACCGCGCCCGACCTCGCCATTCTTTCGGAACACATTACGGAAGGCGGCATTGTTGATATGGCGTATCAGCAAGAACCAGACAGCATTGTCTGGCTAGTACGTTCTGATGGCGTTCTGGTGGGCATGACATATGAACGCGCACAAGATGTTGTTGGCTGGCATAGACACATTATTGGCGGCGATGATGCCAAGGTTGAAAGCGTTGCAGTTATTCCCAACACAACAGGAAGCCGTGATGATCTGTGGGCTGTTATACAGCGCACAATCAACGGCCAATCAGTTCGGTATATTGAGTTTCTAACACCGGGTATGCCTGAAGTTACAGTAAACACGACAGACGCCACATATCTTGATTCCATGCTTACTTATAAGGACGGCGGCGTAACGTCCGTGTTTGGTTTAGATCATCTTGAAGGCCAAACTGTTTCAGTGTTGGCAAATGGCGCAGCCCATCCAGACCGCACAGTGTCCAGCGGGTCAATAACGCTCAACGGCTCTTATCAAGTTGTCCATGTTGGATTGCCGTATACATCTACGCTGCAAACTATGCGTATTGAAGCAGGAGCGAAAGATGGAACGGCGCAGGGTAAGAAAAAGCGCATTGCTCGAATTACATACCGGCTTTTTGATACGCTTGGATTAAAGCACGGCCCAAGCGCAGATCGTTTGGATATTATTCCTTTCCGGTCCAGCGCAGACGACATGGACGAAGCACCGGCATTGTTTACGGGCGACAAAGAAGTCGAATTTCCGCGCAACTGGGACAAGGACGGTTATATTTTCTTAGTGCAGGATCAGCCGCTTCCGTTTACTATTTTAGCAATTATGCCAGAACTTAATACGACGAAGGTTTGATATGTGTACTGGATTAGAAATTGCTGCGCTTGCTGCTGCCGCCGCAGGAACGGTAACTAGCACAGTCGGCGCAATACAGCAGGGCAAATCAGCGCAAAACCTTGCAAATTACAACGCACAGATTGCACAGAACGATGCTATTGCAGCGCGTCAGAAGGCCGAGTTCGACGCTAGGGCGCAGGAACGTCAGGCACGGTTGTTTGCTGGCACTCAGCGGGCTTCTATGGCCGCTACAGGCGGCGAATTGCTTGATATGCAGGATGTCGTTGATATGAGCGCGGAAGAAGCTGAACTTGAAAACCTTGCGATACGATATGGCGGTGATATGGGTTACAGGGCAGGACAGCAGAGGGCGACAGTTGCAAGAATGGAAGGCGCTGCGGCAAAGCA